GGAAGAAGTCGGAGTCGTCGCCGTAAGACTTGGCCCAAGATTCGATTTGTTGTTTATTGGTAAAGCTGACTTCACGAGCGTCAACTTGAGTGGTATGCCATCGTTCATCGTCGAAGCAGCTACGGAAGCGGCCATTACTACGTGTGGGATTTCCACATACCAGCCACAAACGTTCGGTGTCTTCATCAGAAAGAAATCCTTCGGATGTTTCCCAGATCACGTCTGGGATTGACGATGCTTCGTCGTAGATCATGCAAACGCGCCGGCCTTGATTATGCAGGCCGGCGAATGCTTCTGGATTCCTTTCAGACCAAGGCACCATATCGAAGCGCCACGTTTTGATGCGTTCTGGATCAACTGAGAAGATGCTAGTTGCTTCTAACTTAAATAAGTCTCGTCCAATGAACCGTCGATACCACTTCGCCAATTCCGCCCACGTCTTTGTCTTTAACTGCGTTTCGGTGTTTGCAGTGACGACTCCACGTGTGTCACATGCAGTGGACAAGCTCCACAAGATGAGCCAGGAAACGAGCGCGGATTTGCCGACCCCATGCCCACTAGCCACCGCTTCAAGCACCGCTGTTGACGGAGACAATCCGTTTCCGATTCGTTCAAGCAAATCGGCTTGCCACGGCTCGGGACCATCCTTCTCAAATAATTCACCTTCGCCCCACAGGAATGAATCTTTGACAAATCCGAGTGGATCGTTTTGATAAGTTGCGAGGAAGCGAATTAGCTTCTCGATGTCTACTTCGTCGGTCATTAGTTGGGTGTTGCCTTGTGATAGGTTGACATTTTCATGTAGTTCTCCACAAGGCACCCAGCTGGTCAGCCGCCCACGCACAGTCCGCTTCGCAAGCCTGCCGCAACTCCTCGTTGGGGCACGAATTGGTTGGAATTGAATTCCTAGAAGAATCTAGCATGACGCAGTATGAAGGCCGGATCATGGTCATCTTCAACCAACTCGAATTGAACATTCTTAAAACATCATCAATGCAATCGGGGCAATAACCTTCAGCATTCCCGAAAGGCTGCCAAGCCAAGTCGAGGTGTTTGCATCCACCGTGGCCGGGACCATTCCAGCCGCAAGCGGCCCGCACATTGCATTCGCGTAGCCGACAATCGACTGCACTCGCGGATCAGGAATTAACGAAGCCGCCGCCACTTGCGGCTGAATCGAGATGCACGCCTGCTGCGCGGACTGCACAACCCCCGATGAAGGCAGTCCAGCGCATCCGGCGCATCCGAATGCAACTGCAAAGGCGGCGGCCCGCAACATCATAGCACCTGCCATACTGACACGTTGCACACAACAAGCTGAAAAACGGCCCCGCCGCCGCTGACTGTTGCGCCTTTCACTGGAGATAATGCATTCGTCACCATGCGAACGTCGTTCGTGGCACCGGCAGTACACGCCGGAAGTGACGCGACATCGCTAGTCAAGAAGCGGAACGGCGCACTTCTACTGACTGGATCAGACACTTGCTGCGCCGAAGCGACGTAAGGAAGAAACAGCAGAACGGCCGCGAGAAGTCGGATCATATCTGCACCCACTGCACGCCAGTCCACACCAAATTCACCCAACCGTAGTTTCGGCTTAAAATGATCGTGGCCGCGCCTTCGATAAGATCGCCGCCGTGGCCCGCAACAGTTATGGTATGCGTGCCAGCATTGCCGGTAGCATCCTTAACTGTAATCTGCTGCGGACTAACCGGATCGGCGGGCATCGTCACGCTAATGTTTCCACCACTGGTGTTGTCCACCCAAACGAAGCCAGCGAAATTGGGGCTTAATGCAGTTGTGTCGTTGATTGTAAGTGGGGTGTTGCCACCGCTGTTGATGAATGCAGCTAACTGGCTCAGAAGAACGTAAGTTGCCTGCGGCGGAACCGGCCACGAGGGCCGGAACAGCATGCCGCCAGTTATATCCCCCGGAGCAAATAGCGGATATAACCTGGAAAAATTTTCTTCGTCGTTGGTCACTTAGACGACCGGAGGTTGGTCAACTCCGTGCAGCGCATCGGCCGCTGCCTGAAGTCGATCTGCCAAATCCTGAAGTTGTGCGTCATTCTGAGCCGGCGAGTGATTCTTAATGAAGTCGGCGGCAGCCGCCATTTCGGCGACGGCGTTGTCAACGGAGGTCTTGATATTGTCGATTGCGGCCATGATTCTACCTTCTGCTCTGATTAAGAAGCTCTCGATCTCTTGTAGTCGGTGCCCAAGGTTATGCAAGTACCTTTCAAGCATCCTTGAAGTCCGCAACTACCTGCACGTCTTTGCACCAACAATCCTTTGATGCAACATGCTGTCTTACTGCAACTTCTTTACGGCGAGCATCGTTGCGAGTTCCCTTGTATTTTCGAGTGCGAGTCTTACTTTTAACCATGCGGGCCTCTGCTGATAAAAGGCAAGCTGCTTTGCAGCGGATTCGGCGATCCGCATTGCCTCGATGAAATTCGTAAACGCCTCAGTGTGATCGAGCGCGGGCCGTTCAAACACACTTGGAGAGTAATCCATTATGCCTTCTTCCGTTGAATCGCGTCCATCCGGTCGCCGATGTTCACATTCAAGTTCTTACTTACTGATCGCTGGATCGGGGCGAAGCCTGCGCGGTCTGCAATTACCTTGAATGCGTCCAAAACAAAGGGGTCCGCCAAGTCATCGCCTTTCTCGATCAGCCGTGAATGAAGCTCTTGGAGCAAGTCTAAACTCACAAGTGCGGCCTTGGCGGTGAAGTCGGATGCAACCCGCTCCGCGTCCGCGCGGTAGAAGGCGACCAATTCTTGGAAGGCGGGCGCGCCGCGTAGTTGGCTAACGGTGGTCGGCGAATAGCCGATCTGCAAAGAAATGTCCTCGTTGGACAAGCCGCGGGCGACCAACCGCGCCGCCGCGTGGTGCGATTCGCGCAGCTTCAGCGGAGTCACCTCCGCCCGCTCCGGCTCCCCGTCCGCGTCCGCCACGGCCCGGGCCGGACCTATGAGTTCAAGATCAAGCACCTAAACATCCTAATCCCATGTTCCCTAAGTATAACACATTTGTTGACAAACACAAAATAGCTTCAAGCATGTGTGTGTATATGAATTATACTCCATTTTGTTTTGAGTTTATATATTTTTGCATTTTTGTATGCCATTCATTTTGAATTTTTAAAATTTATTAAGGGGGCGCGTTCGCGCGAGCCGGGGCCGGGCAAGCGGCGGCCCGGGGGGCAGGGCACCTTAGAATACTTCTAAAAAATCCAAATGAATAAAATGCAATCAAATTGCAGTTGCACAATTTGCGCTGGCGTGGCACTATCAATTTGTTGACCGCGTGGAGGAAAGCAGATGACTTATTGGGAAGCAATGATCGCCGCGTTCGCTGGCGCAACATACGATCTGGCGCAGAATGCCGAAGAAGAAGACATTTGGACGCCCGAGACTGTCGAATATTTCCACGATAACTACGCTGCAATCGTCAACAGCTTGGTGCGCTAATGAAGATCAATGACGGCCAACCAAACGGCGCGGCAATCGAAGCGATGGACGCAGCAAAAGATTGCGTCCTAAAAACGCTCGCTGTCGCGCTACAACAATACGATTATCGCCGCGTGCAATCGCTTGCAAACGCTTTGGTTGCTCTTGATCGCGCGCAGAACGCAATGTTTGAGCGGAGGATTTGATGGAAGCCGCGAGCGATGACGATTTGGCGCAGGAAAGGTCGGACGATGACGATAACGAATGATTGGTGGCTCTTGTTCAAACAAAATTGGACAGGTTACGGACACACACAAATGACGCTGAAGGAGTACAACTACGTTGTCGCAGTGATGAACGCGCGGCCAAAACATCCTGCCGCTGAAGTCGCGCGGCATCTTCATCGGCAGCGGCTGAGACAAGTTGAGTACAATCGTGCAATTCTGTCAGGAAGGGAAAAGCTATGAACAAGATCGCAATCGGCCGGAACGGATTGTTTGGCTTCATCGAGTGTGAGCCAAGCAAATTCAATGAGACTGTCACAGATTATCTGATGGCGCAAGGATTGACAGCGGTTTTGAACCGCGTTCCGAAAAAGGACAGTAACGAGAACGCTTTCACGCAAGCTGAAGTTTTGACGTCCGCTCAGCTGAAATACGATCAGCTGTTGGCCGGAATTATCAAAACGCGAGGCGCTCGCGAGAGCGACGATCCAATCGCCGATGAGGCTTTCAAGCTCGCCAAAGCGGAATTGATCGTCAATCTTACGAAACTCGGACACTGGCCCAAGAAAGGTGAAGACAAGTTTCAACGAGCCGTTAACTCTCGGCGGCTTAATCTGCGGCAACCAGCGATTGAGGCGGACGATTACGTTGACTTGTGGGTTGAGCGCAATCCGAGGCTTTTGAAGCAAGCCGCGGCCATCGTCGAAGCGCGGCAAGGTGAAGATGTTGAGCTTCCTGACGATATGTAAGAAAGGAGGGCGGCAGAAATGCCGCCTTTTTCTTCATTTTCTTGGATGTTGAGATGTGCGATAAACTTTTTATTTTCTCTCATGACCGTCTCATAACCTCTCATTCCCACATATCTGGTTTTTAAGCCGTTCCTGTTCCAACCAAAATTTTGTTCTTGTTTTATTCTTTTTTTTTTTTTTAAGAAGAGAAGAAAAGGGGAACACGCAAGCTGGAAGCCACCCCTAACTCAAATATGTGGGTATGACGACTCTCTAAAAGGTCTTGACACATCAGTTTCGATATGATACCATACGCAACATAACAAACATAAGGACAATCAAACATGCCCCGACGTATCTCCGCCCTACAATACACCGATGTAATATCCCTTCTCGACGCACTCGAACATTTCGGCTCACTCCGTTATCCATGCCCCACTGAAAACATGGCAATTAAATTACAACAGAGATGTAATACATGGCGGGCGCATTTAAGAGAACAAGAGAACTTCAGATTTGACATCTACTTGTTTAGACGCGAAGGCAACATACTTGTTTTCGAAAAGCGGCCGACATTAACAGGCTACGCATACACAAGTGATGGGCAGCAAATTGATCTGAATGCGCCGCTACCTGAAAAGCAGCGGCCGTGGACACGCGAGGAAATAGAGGCGGCAATGCACGCACCTGATCTAGAGAAGTTTGTGGATAACATGAAAAAATAGTATTTGACAATTCGGAAGAATTGTGATATACTACGCTTCTTTAGCGGAGACAACAGATGAGAAAAACAAAGCAAGAGATAATGCGTGGAGTTAATCACGACGCCTCGCCGCGCCCACGTTTAATTGGGCATAACACAATCGAATTCTACTTCAACGGAATGCGCTGCATTCGCTACCATCGCACCACAATCATTATGTGGTACGGCAGCAAAGCGCACATATTTGCTAACGGTTGGACAACCAAGACAACAAAGGACAGAATAAACAAATACACGAACGCCGGCATCTATCAAAAGAATTATGTGTGGTACATGCGTAATGGAGAAGAGTTTTATGATGGAGTGGAGGTATGAAAAATGTAGGCTGGCGCGGCCAGGGTAAGACACTTGAAAAGCCCTTCAAAGCAGTAGCAGGGCCAAACGAAACATTCGTAGACGAATTTGGGCGGATATTCGTAGTTCCAGAAGGCTGCGAAATGAAGCAATTCGAGACTACGAACAAAGGCTGGATAGTGTGGCGCGATGGCGCATTGCGGATAAGGGACGTACAATGAAACAAGCCGTTAGCGTGTGGACACGCGGACACACACTTCACATTCAATTCGACGGCCACGAAATTTCAATGCCCGTCGAACTCGGTCTTGGCCGCTTGCTCACAATCATGCGCGCCCGGGACATCCGTGAGAATGCAAACGAAAAGCATTCAGTCGCAACTCCGAGCGCGCCCGTACAGTTAGATGCGTATGATCCGGCAACTAAGGATGGCGTCACTTCGCGGATCAAGAAAGAAGCGGCCGAATTGCGTGCGCGTAACGCACTCATGAGGCGAGTGAACAAGCGTGTTGGCCGTGAACAGGCGGAAAAGGATTTGGCAGCCGCCGGGATGTAATCCACCTTTCGTCAGGGGAGAGCAAAATGAAGCATCGCCGCCGCCCGACTTACTTACTTCCAGAAGATGATGGCTTAGTTCCCATTCCATACCGAGGCGGTCCCCGACTTGTTACGCCAGAACAAGCACACATACGCGCTAAAAGCATTATGGAAGGCTTCGACGATCTTCCACAATATCAACGCGACGCATGGAACTACGCGCATCGCATTGACAATAAATCCGCGTCAACCAGCATAAAATATGTAAGGCCCACGCGGCGGGTCATCAAAGAAATGAAGAGGGTTTCAATTGAAGTTGAAATGGAGGGCTTCTAGATGACGAATGAAATGATGACCGGCACCCTCGCATTCAATGAAGCGTGCCAGCGCGTCCTAATGTATTGTAAAAACGGATACGCTAAGGCATACGCGAAGGCCGGCCTCAACATGACAGGCCGTGAAGAAATCCGTGTGCAATCGCTCTACATCCTAGAAAACATGAGGTACTGGCGCGGTCCAGAAGCATCCACCGTTCGCGAAATACTAAAAGAATTTGGGAGGACATAATGTTCAATCAACTTGATCGCCTATCAGACTACAAAGACGCTGAATGGACGGAACGAACTAAAAGTAAACGAAACAACGTTTTCGTTCACGGTGAAAGCCGCAGAAGAGCGCATGTAAGACATCCAATCGAAAGCACTGATCTTTACATGGAGCACGAACATTATGAAGATTTGCAAGAAGATCTTGTGTAATTGGTGCGGTAAGAAACACGAACAGCCAAGCCAGAGTGCTTTGCAGGCATTAGCAACTTGCTGCAAACCCCCAGCAAAAGGAAAGTAACATGGAAGTAAATCTGACTAAGACCCTCGAACTCTTCACCAAGCACATCAATGCGCTCGAATTGAAGAAGCCGGGCTGCGCCCCAGCGTTTAGTCTATCCGTTTGCGCCCAGGCTTACGACAAAAAAGTACAAGTACAGTTGAATGCCCGCTTCTACAACAATAAGAATTATGAAGACGTCCAAGCCGGCTCATTCGACGCACTAATCAACGAAGTATGGCGCCGCCTCGGTTTCGCCGACAAACAGGCGCTAGAAATTGATTACGTTGAAAACGCCTTGCTTGCACTCCCAGATATGACAGGGGAAACCAACTAATGAACAAAATCCACTTCAGCGAAATCGAGGTGCTTCTAAGAAGATTACGCTGGCACACAGAAAGCGTCAGCTTATCGGCCGCAGTTGAATACGCCGGCTACACCCCCTCAATGTTCTACCACTGGCAAAAGAAAGGCTTTGTTTACCCCCACGTAAAGTTCGCCATTTTGTACGCAATCGAACACAACTAAAGTACAGCGCCCATCCGTGTGGTGGGCGTCATAGTTTAGTTGGAGACATGCAATGCAACCAAGTTTAGCAGCAATCAGCATAGCAGAAAAGTTAGTTAACCATCAATGGGGCGTGAGCGTTCATCAACTTGCAGTAGAGCTAGACAAATATAAAAATGCGGCCTTATACGAAGTTCTAGACATCCTGCGCGAGGAAGGATATTTAGGACTATCGTACAAACGCATCTGCAAACTATTCGCAGAGGAATCCAAATAATGCACAAGCCAACCCCCGAACAACAGGACATAATCAATGCCGCGAAAAATACACAAGACAACATCCAAATAAAGGCAATCGCCGGCGCGGCCAAGACAACAACCTTAGAGATGATTTCCCACGAACTTCTACTTCCAATCCTTTCCCTTCAATTTAACAAGCGGAACGCCGACGAAGCGAAAAAACGGATGCCCCCGCACGTCGAATGTAAGACATTCAATGGTTGCGGCCACGGCGTATGGGGCCAAGCGATTGGTAAACGTCTTGTTGTAGACACAAACAAAATGCACAAAATCGTTAAGATGATAATCGACGCACGCCCGCAGCGTAGCCGCTCTGCTTTATATGACAGCATGGGCGACACACTTAATTGGCTCCGCCGCGCCAAACGGGACGGTTACACTCCATCAAACTCGCCACAAAAAGGACTAATCAACTACGACGATTGGTGCGACAACTACGCTGACGAGCCGGAACAGCCGAGCTTAGTTAATGAGGCCATGAGCATTTCCATCAATCAAGCCCTGGCCGGCAACATCGACTTTGACGATCAACTTTTTATGCCCGTCATCTTTGGCGGTTCATGGCCCAGATTTCCTTTAGTGATGGCCGACGAAGCGCAAGACCTCTCACCGATCAACCACGTCATGCTTACAAAGTTGGTGAATAAGCGCGTAATATGTGTGGGCGATCCGTGGCAATCAATCTATGGCTTCCGCGGCGCAGTGCAAGGTGGCATGGCCCAACTTTCAGCCAAGTTCAACTGCACCGAGTTTCCCTTAAGCGTTTCATTTCGTGTGCCCAAAGCAGGCGTCGAGCGGGCGCGAAGTAGAGTAGCACACATGCAATGGTGCGATTGGGCGACTGAAGGACATGTAGAAGCATTAGAAGAATGGTCCGCCGACACAATCAAGGACGGCTCCGCAATCATCTGCCGAAACAACGCACCTTTATTCTCAGCAGCCTTGCGCTTAATTCGGGCAGGCCGCAACATCAAGTTAGTCGGCATGGACATCGGGCCGTCCTTGGTTAAGATTTTGAAGAAGCTCGGCCCAATCACACTCAATGAAGATCAGATGCAGCAAAGCATCTCAATGTGGGCCAACACACAAGCGAACGAACGCAACGCATCTACCATCTTTGAAAAGGCGGAATGCTTGAGCGTCTTATGTCATGGGCGTAAGTCCTTACAAGAAGCCATCCTCTTCTCAGAAGAATTGTTTAAGCGTGAAGGGCCAATCCAACTTTTGTCTGGGCATAAAGCAAAGGGACTTGAGTGGGATACAGTCTATCATTTAGATCCCTGGCGCATCCCCTCTAAGTTCGCTAAGGAAGGCGAAGAGTACGAACAAGAGCTAAACGTCAAGTACGTGATCGAGACAAGATTTAAACAAGAACTCTTCTTAATCGACATGGAGGGCTATCATGCAAATTAAGGACATGGACGACGAAACTTTGGAACTTGAGTGGAAAAAATGGTGCGAAGAAGCAAAAGCTTTATGGGACAAACTCCGCGTAGCTTCTTCCTTACGCTTAGAATGCCTAAGTGAATTATATAAAAGAGGCCTCAAATGAACAACTTTAAACACACCACAATAAAATTACAAGAAATGCTAAAGGAAGTTATAGCCGAACTAGACTGGGTGGGCAAAACTTACGAAGACCTGCCCCGCGCTAAACAACTAGTAATTAAAAAACTACAAGAAGGACTGCCCGTTTTGGGCGACGGTGAGTATGAAAGAGGATATAACACCGCACGCGCACAAGCTATCAACATCGTATCAGGGATCTTCGTAAATGAATAAATCTAAATTCGTCCGAGGCTACACCGCAGACGAACATACGCTGTTCTCGAAATATCAAAGCGAGCGCGCCCGGCTTCGCCCGCCCGAATGCAACAAAGGAAAGAAATGTTGGGTCATCCACGGCCCCCCATGTTACTCAACTAAAGGAAACTTAGGAAACTGCACCGGCTGCACCGGCCGCATCAAGGAGGCGACAAATGCGCGCACCGGCTATCTATGAATTTGATCTAATCTTCAACGATTCTAGAACAGAAATAGAATTTAGGCGGGAATCAAGAGACACCCTTTCGGTTCGTTTAGGCGCCCCATTCAACAAAATATTTTCAATATATAAAACCGAAGCTAGGCATCTCGCCCGCGTCCTAATGGAGTTGACAGATGAGAATTGACGCAATCTTGGCCGGCGTCATCTTTACAGGTGTCTGCGCCTCCCTGGCAGTTTCAGAGCCAAGCACCTTAACAGGTCCACCTTTCGTCATCGACGGCGACACCCTCGTAATCAATTCCACCCACATTCGTTTATGGGGCATCGACGCGCCCGAGATGCATCAACCTTTCGGTCCACAAGCAAAGCAAATGCTTCAAAGCATGGGCGGCCCCATCACATGCAATCAAAAAGCCGTCGATAAATACAAGCGCATCGTCGCACAGTGCTTCATTGACAAAGTTGATGTCGGCAGTAAGTTAGTCTCCCTCGGCTACGCATGGGACTACACGCAATACTCGAAAGGATATTACAAGCAAGAACAAATGACGGCGCAGAAAGAACATCTTGGTTTGTGGCAGCAAAGTAATCCGCAACCACCTTGGGAGTTTCGTCATGGGCACTGAACTTACATCAGATCGGCGCGGACGCTCTTACGCACGCTACTCGCAACTAAAGAAAGGCGACAAAGTTGAAGTAGACAGAGGCTTCACCTGCATGAAAGCATCGATAAAGGTTGTGCGTGAGAGCAAGCACGGTCTCTACGTTACTTGCGATGAAGGAACCCACTATCTAGCTGGGCAACTAACGCAAGAGGACTATCTAATAGGAGTTTATCATTATGACCGCAGATGAACAAGATTGGACAATTGGCGGCCCGATAAGGTTACTTCAGAATATGACAAAAGATGAACAAGAGGCGCTCTCCCGCTTCTACGCACCCGAGGCCATTCGCTTAGTTCCACTCAAATCAGGCGCAATCGCCGTCTTCAACAACGCAAAAGAACTATGCGGCTTCACTTATGGTGCAACTATACAAGAAATCTTCGACGTATTCTATCCACCACACACATCCACCGACATCAACTTGGCCGATCTTGGCCTGCTAGATGACGAAAAAAGGGATTGACATACACATACACATACTGCTACAATGCGCGTCCGTTGGTTCCCCCGGCAAGCTGACATCGGGAACATCTGGCCTGTCACTTACGCGGCTGATGAGGCAAATGCCGAAACACTCATGTGTACCGCGGAGTCGCCCCAGACAGGGAATAAATGGCGACCTAGGCTTGCCATTAACTTAACAGAGGACAACCAAGCAAATGCCGTCAATTATCATTCAGAAACATGAATTTGAAGTACCGCCGGCCGTTCTCGCTCCTTACGAGCCAGGACAGACAATGACTTTAGACGCCGGCCATTCCAAGGCGCTAAAAGATGCCATCCTCGCAAACCTACGCAACACATTCTCGCGGCATGTAAAGAAGGCACTCAACGGCTCAACTGAACTCCCCGACGCCAAGTTCGCCGAACTTCAGACCAAGTTGAGTGCAACCGCCGAAAACTTTAAGTTTGGCGTAAAGCAGCCGCGCGGCCCGCGAGCAGATCCGCTGCAATCCACTATGGTTAGACTCGCTAAGGACGACATTAACCGTTCGTACAAGGCCCGGCACGGCTCGCTCCCGACTAAAGAACAGGTCGCGCCCGTCGTTGAACTTCTGCTCACGTCGCAGAAACGAGACGAGTACGTTAAGCGCGCCCGCGCCATCTTGCGTGCCCGCGAACAAATCAGTGAAGATGTACTCGCCGGTATCGACATCTAGCTAAACTAGGGTGGAGTGGACAGACAAAATCCACTCCACCTTTCGTTCACCTTTCGCGAGACAACAATGAAAAAGAAGAAGCTGAAGAAGCTGATTAGAAGATTATACAATTTAACTGTAAATCAGCAAGAACTTATTTGTTATCTTGGACCTAATGAAATTTTAAATGATCTTACCTACAAACAAGATCCCATTTATACGGTAAAAACCAAACTTCCCACAACAAAAGAATACGAAAAAGATTATAACAATTACGTCGATTATATCCTTAATGGAGTTATTCCAGATGCCAAGCAAAAGCCCAAAGCAAGCCAAACTCATGAGAGCGGCCGCGCACAATCCGGCCTTCGCAAAAAAGGTCGGCGTTCCCCAAAAGGTAGCTAAGGAATTTGCGAATGCAGACAAGCGGAAGGGGAAGAAATGAGATTTATCGTCATCGACGGTTCCCAAACCGGCCATTGCTGCTTCTCAGCAACTATAGTAGATACCACTAAACCTACAATGATAGGCGAGAAGCATGATAAAAATCAATTTAAACCTATCTGTGAATGCTTTGAAGAAGAGGACGCTAAACAGATAGCGGAGTATCTAAATTGGTTAGAGGAGAATGACACTTGACCCCGTTCGCTAAACTCGCCCCGATCTGGATGGACAAACTCCAAAAGGACTTAAACATTAAACCAATCCACGCGGCCGCGATACTTGGAAATCTTGGCTTTGAAAGCGGCGGTTTCACCCAACTGCACGAACTCGGCCAGCCCGCCGGCCAAGGCGGATACGGCGCGGCTCAATGGACCGGCCCGCGCCACACACAATTCTTTAATTGGTGCGCTATGCACGGCGGTATTGATTGGAAATCCGACGAAGCAAACTACGGCTTTCTAATTCACGAACTGCAAACCACGCAGGCGCATTCCCTTGAACATCTAAAGACAACCAACAACCTTGAGGCGGCCGTCTTCACCTTTGGTTATTACTATGAAGCGCCGGGCGGCACAACGGCAATTTATTTGCCGGGGCAGGCGGGACGTATGGAATACGCACAAAGAGCACTGCGCGCAGAACAGCCAAGCATAACTGCTATTAAAGCAATCCAAACAATCCTTGGCGTCGAGCCTGACGGCGACTTCGGCCCGATCAGCCAAGCTGCATTAGACGCACTCATTAAATGAACAACCGCGGCCGCCCCCTTAAAAACTCCGCCCCGATCCAATCCGATTTACTGGAAATGCTCGCACTTTGGCGCCAAGCAGCCGACACTCCTAAAGGACTTATCATAACTTCAGCAAACCCCGACCGCCTTTCGCAAAGATTATACGCCTGTCGCCGTGAAGTGGGCGGCTTCAAAGACTTGAAAGTAACCAAGACTAAGACTGAAGTGTGGATTACTCCACGATGACAAAACGTGTTTGGAAAGAGCATTATCGCATGTACCGCATATTCCGCCGCATGGCAGAAGAGCAATGCATTGATTTGATATTGTATGGCAGCGCATTTCAACTCCATTCAGACTACGGCATTTTTAATATACCGCCACAAGATGTCTATTACAATGAAACTCCATAGAACAAATATTTATTTGTACGCCGGCGACCTTGAGCGGCTCGGCCAACTTTACCGCAACAGAAAGCCTTCAGAAGTCATCCGTGAATTACTACATAAACACATACAAATGATTGAAGACAAACTGAAGGAGAAGGGAATTGACTGATCTATCAGAACTCTTCGCCAAGGACAAGCTCGGCTACTCTAAGCAAGACATAGACGAGATGATTGAATACTTCCGTAAGAAGTACGTTGCTTTACAAACCACAGGAAAGCCTGAGCGAGACAAGATTGACTTGCACGACCTTGGGCTTCTTTCTTAAGGAAAGCTGAATGAACAACTACCTCCCCGATGGCCGCCGAAAAATTTGGGACTCAACAACCCTCCGCGCCGCCCAAACCTGTGATAGATATTATTATTACTGGAACCAAGGCTACAGACAACTCGGAGAATCCGCCCATCTGACTTTCGGCTCACATTACGCAGCAGCGATGGAGCAATACCACAAACTCAGGTCCACCCAAGACCACGCCAACGCTCTCGGTGAAGTAGTGGAGACTACACTAGAGAACACTGAAGGCAAGCTGATCGCATCTGAACTAGCCGAACTGCCCGGCTCCGCCAAATACAAGTCCCGAGAAAACCTCATTCGCTCAATCGTATGGTACTTCACACACTACGAAAATGATCCATGCGAGACAATCGAACTACAGAACGGAAAGCCGGCCGTCGAGCTTTCATTTAGCTTCGAGCTAACACCCGACATTATGTTGTGCGGCCATCTTGATCGCATAGTTTCTTTCAATGGCGATCATTACATCCAAGATCAGAAGACGACCGGATCAGCTTTAGGTGCATACTACTTCGAGAAGTTCAGCCCCGACACACAAATGAGTTTATATACAATCGCCGCCGATGTAGTGTGGCACTCCCCGGTTCACGGCGTCATGATCGACGCGGCCCAGATCCAGCAACACGCAACTAAATTTGGCCGGGGCTTCACCTTTCGCACACGAGAACAAAACAACGAATGGCTCCACAATGTCCAGCAACACATCCACCATAATTGGGAACAGACACTAAAGAATGATTGGCCGATGAATGACTCCGCTTGCGACAAATTTGGCGGATGCCCCTTTCGCAAAGTCTGTTCTAAGTCGCCGCAAGTACGTGAAGACTATCTTAAGGTAGGTTACGAAAAATCTGTGTGGGATCCAACGGAGGTAAGATGACAACCAACGAGGATCTTATCGCAACATTAACTGAAATCCAGCGCCTTGCATTTAACATACTTCCGGAGCGCGGAACCGCCAACGAACTCGACAGCGACCTATGCATAGCATTAAGCCAGATCATGAGTTACGCAGCAATGACACTATTTAGACAAGAAGGAGAAAGATGATGGCATACACGAAAACTTTTAGCGCTAAACAAGTGCTTGAAACTGGCGACGATGGCACAACTACATTCCGCGGTATACCGGTAAAGATTACAAAGATTGCAGGCGGCATGCCTGTTAATAAAGACACATACGACAAATGCGCAGACGAGCTTATCAAGATGCGCGCCGAACGAGTACGAGAGCTACTACTTAGAAAAACTCCGTACTATTTCGGCATTGAGAAAGACTTTCTGAAAGCTCTAAAGGAACTACCCGGATCTATAACGTATGTTTCCGCAGATGAAGCGGCCGGTTTCATCCCACTTCCAATCAAAGCTGAGCCGGCCCGCATCATTCCGGCGTTTCCCGCTTCAACATACAACTTCTTGAAACGCTGATGGATAACATAACAATCGAACTAACGCCGTACCAGCTCATGATCTTACTAACGGTGATGCAAAATGTAGCAGCATTACACTTATTGACTATCCCCTGCGAGTTCGATAAGTTATGCGAAGTCTTATCAAAGGCAGTCAAGTAGATGCCCTCCGCCGCCACCCATTCCGCTTCCAAACTAGTGAAGGCTTTGTTCTTGGGAGACAGCGGAACAGGCAAAACCACAGCACTTTGGTCCCTCGTAGATGCGGGCTACAAACTCCGCATCTACGACTTTGACAATCTCTTGGCTTCTTTAGTTGCCAAGATCAAACGCGACTGCCCGGACAAACTCGGCAGCTTAGAATACATGCCGTTCCGCGATCACTTTAAAAGCACACCGAACGGCCCGATCTGTGCGCGGCCACAAGCATACACTGACTTCTTGAAAGGTCTAGACGAATGGGAAGATGGCAGCACGCCCGAAGAATGGGGACCGTCGCATATCGCTATAATCGACAGTGGCACTACACTGGCGAGGGCCGTTCATTTTTGGGCGCGCTCACTCCAAGGCGGCAGCACCTTTGCCGAAGGCGTACCCATGCGCGGGTTCGATGGCCGGGCAGCTTTCTATACCGGCCAACAAAGTCTTATGAACGTAATCGCCCAACTAACCTCTGACTACTTCAACACCAACGTCATATACATAGCGCATTTGAAGTATCTGGAAAGAGATGGCTCACTAAAAGGCTTTCCAATGGCCCTAGGCAATGCAATCTCACCAGAGATACCCACTTACTTCCCGACAGTCTTCTTAGCGCAGCGGAGCGGCCAGGACTTCAAACTCCGGACCGCCTCTACGCACCAAATCGACTTGAAAAACCCACGCAGCTTTGATGTACAGCCGGAATATGATCTTGAAACCGGCTTAGCGAAATTCTTCGCGGAGTCAACTAAGTAAGGCGGGCCTGTCGTGGTGCCCGTCTAGGACAAGACGGTGAGTGTCCTTTAAAAACCCCGTCCGCCGATGGATAATGACTTTCCTCGTTGTCGCGATCGGCACCCCGAACTCTTGTAAGGATCAAACTAAATGCCTCGTTTTTCCGAACTTGCTAACACTAAAGTCGAAGACATCAATCCGCCGAAGCCGCTCCCCCCGGGCGATTACATTTGCTTGGTTGACGGCGTGCCCGAGTTCAAGGAGGGCATATCGGCTCGCACTAACGAGCCGTGGGAGTCCTACAACTACCGGCTGCGCCCCGTCACGGCTTTGGAGTCCGTTGATTCCCAAAAGCTGCAAGAAGCCGAAGGACTTAACGACAAGGCCCTCTTCATTCAATTCTTCCAGCCGCATCAACTCAAGAACTTCCTTGAAGCCTGCGGCGTAAAGATGAAGGGCAAGACCCTGCCGGAATGCATCGCGGCATCCCCCGGCTGTCAGGTCCAAGTCAACGTCACTAACAAGCCCCACTACCGCGACAAGTCGCAGCTCGCCGCAGAAGTGTCGAGCTACACAACCGCTTCTTAACGTAATCGGAGGGTGGCCCCAAATCATGTGGGCCACCTTTCGTTTAATCCACCTTTCGCGAGATCAAAATGTACCAATGGAGCAACGTAAAATACAGTTTTATGTATCGTGAATTTCTAGAAACCCCGGCTGGCTTTTCATTAGAAATATACATCGACGCACTGCTCTACGAGGCTTCATATATTAACGAAGAACTAGATTTAGAAAAATTAGAAATGCTTCGAGCTAAGTACAGCCGCCTTCGCCGCGAAGCACTTGAAGCTATAATGGATGTAGTAGCATGCAAATAGATGAAATATGGGACGGCATCGCCAACAACATAAAACATCTAAAAGAAGCTAGCCAATACAACATGCGTATTGGTTTCGCAGCAGGTGTCGCAGCGGCGGCCGCCGAGGTCATGTCACTTCCTTTGTATGAAGCTGCACTCCGGATTGCCCCCGAATTGGAAGGAGCCTGGAATGAAGAGCAAAAGCATTAACGAATTAAATCAAGAGTCTTTAACTGAAGGACTTCTTGAAGAACGCGGAAAGATTCATGGAGATTGGCAGTTCAACGCCACTGTGCAATGCGCGCTAAAGAGTTGTGTAGACAGACATTTGAGCCAGCGTATAAGTCGCACCGAACCTTATTTACCAGTGACAACCGCGCAGCACGAAGCCCTCCACATGATCTGCGTAAAGATCGCCCGTATCATCGCCGGCGACCCAAAACATAAAGATCATTGGGATGACATTGCTGGCTATGCCCGGCTTGGGAGAGATTCATGACATGGATTCTACTAATTGGCCTATCCATCGGCAGCGTTGAAACCGTTACCGATCCAATATTCTTCCCCTCTGAAAAAGAATGTTCTGAAGCCGCTTCCTTGATAATGAAGCTAAGCGCAAGAAAAGACGGCGTCTTCAAGTACGTTAAATACACAAGCTGTAAGCGACTCTCACATTCATGACAGACACAAAAATCCTTATATGCGGCGAAGCCTGGGGTGCCGAAGAAGAGCGGCAAAAGAAGCCGTTCGTCGGCGCTTCCGGCTGGTATCTCAACAACCTCCTAGAAGAAGCCAAAATCCTTCCAATCGGCTCCGCCCAGATCATCTCCCAACAAAGGTATCGCCGCGATGAAATTTACCATAACGCTGGAGTTAAACTCACAAACGTCTTTAATCTTAGACCCGAAGGAAACAAAATTGACCGTTTGTGCGGACCGCAATGGGGAGGTAATCTACCGTCTCTCAGTTCTGGCAAATATCTTCGGGCCGATTTTCTACCGGAACTTGAGCGGCTTGCTTCAGAAGTTCTCTTGTGGAAGCCCAATATCATCCTCGGACTTGGTGCCACTGCTTTGTGGTTCTTTACAGGAACCACGACGATCAGTAAACAACGTGGAACCGTCGCGGAATCCAAGTATGGAAAGTTTCTAGCTACATACCATCCAGCGCATTTAATGCGTGGGATGGATCACCTGCGGCCGATCGTCTTGTTCGACCTGATGAAGACAAAAAGGCAAGCGGAATTTCCCGAAATTCGGCGGCCACAAAGATTTGTTCATATTCCAGAGAGCATTGATGATATCCACGAAGCAATCAAACTAATGAAGGATTGCGAACGCATAAGCATCGACATAGAAACAAGAGAAGATATCATTACTTGTATTGGCTTTGCCTGGACGCCAAAAGATGTTCTCGTTATTCCCTTGCTTGATTATCGCAGACCCGACAATGCTTATTGGAACCATAACGAAGAAAAGGAAGTTTGGGCCTTAATTAAGCATCTTTGCCAAATGCCCCAACCGAAAGTCTTCCAGAATGGCCTGTACGACTTACACTTTCTTTGGCGTCGCTGCGGGATTCCTGTCAGCAATTGCGCTGATGATACTATGTTGTTACATCATAGCCTTCAACCTGAGGTCCAGAAAGGATTGGGGTTCCTAGGTAGCATCTATTGCGACGAGCCCGCGTGGAAAACAATGCGCGGCCGAGGCCGAGGAACAATCAAGCATGAGGATGAATGATGATTGAATGGGACATCGATGCGTTGGTGCAGAAGCAGCGGCTGCAACATTCCACCCCGGAGCACGCAAAAGGTCCGAC